GCCGTGGCCTTTCTGGTTCACAGTTGCCTACGGTAACGGCGTATTTATAGTGTTTACCTTAGGCAATGGACTTACTTCAACATCAACTAATGGTGTTACATGGACGCAGAGAACTATACCTGCTGGAAACTACTATTCAGCTGCATATGGCAATGGAGTATTTGTAGCACCTAAGTATTACTCTGCGATTGCTCAAACTTCTACTAACGGCGTAACTTGGACAGAAAGAACATTACCTGTAACTGAGGACTGGAAAGGAGTTACCTACGGTAACGGAGTGTTTGTAGTGGTTGCCTCCAGTACTTCAACAGTTGCCGCTACATCAACCGACGGTATCACCTGGACACAGAGAACGTTACCTGCAAATACGAACTGGGAGTCAGTTACCTACGGTAACGGAGTTTTCGCCGCGGTTGCCTACAACTCAACTATTGCAGCCTCGTCAACCGACGGCATAACCTGGACACAACGTACTTTGCCTGTAAGCGCGAGCTGGGAGTCAGTTACCTACGGTGGCGGAGTATTTGCAGCGGTTGCGCGAAACAGTGCAACTGCAGCCTCATCTACAGACGGTATAACCTGGACACAGAGAACGTTGCCTGTAAGCGCGACCTGGAACTCAGTTAAATTCGGTAACGGAGTGTTTGCAGCGGTTGCTGGTGGCAACTCAACTATTGCAGCCTCGTCAACCGACGGTATCACCTGGACAGAAAGAACGTTGCCTGCAAGCGCGACCTGGCTGGCAGTTACCTACGGAGACTAACTTAGTTGAAGTATCGTAGTATCTATATAAGGACATAACTAATTAACAAACAAACAAGGAGATAAACATGGCACTAAGATACGAGATTGAAGAAGGAACAAACGCGGTGCGTGTGTTTTACCCAGACTCTGACATCGCATCACTGTTTCAACCTGACTGGCCTGACAATGAAGCTTGGGCAGATGCGGCAGAGGCGACAGCCTGGGCTGTGCTTTACATTGCATCAATTGAAGATGAAGACGCGCCTTACGCGCCTAACACGCGCGGCGAGGCTGGAAAGGCTAAGCCAACCGCTGAGCAGCGCGCGGCAATTGCGGCGGCTGAAGCTGCAGTTCAGGCAGCAACAACACCTGAGGAGCGCCAGGCAGCTGGCGAAGCACTACAAGCTCTCTATGAGTCAATGAACTAAAACTTAACGTGTTAAAGGCCGTCTAGTGAAAACTAGGCGGCTTTTTACTTTTACGTGTTAATATTTGTACATGATCGTACAGGACAAAAAGAAATTCGCGCAAGCGTGTTCCGTTCCGTTCCGTTCCGTTCTGTTCTAACAAATTACGCGTGACTACCTACAGAAAGACTACACTATGGCAATAGAGTTAACTGACGCCCAGCGTGAATTTTTAGTTGGTAAGTCAATTATGATTGGCACGCCTTGCTACGGTGGAATGTGCACCACCGGATACTTGCAGTCTGTATTCGCACTTCAACGCCTTTGCGATAGTGTAGGAGTACGCCTAGTTCTAAATACGATAACAAATGAAAGTTTAATAACTAGAGCTCGCAATAACGTTGTTGCCTCGTTTCTTTCATTAGAGGTAGAACATAATGACGGGAAATATAAGAAGCCTGACTACCTTTTATTTATAGACGCGGATATCGAGTTTGAGCCTACCGACGTGTTAAGACTAATTGTTCATGACAAGGACGTTGTTGTTGGCGCTTACCCACTAAAAGTTATAAACTACAACAATGTAGAAAATGTTGCCTTGTCTGCAAAAGAAATCTCAGAGACTGTCACTGATTACGTAATCAACTTCGAGTTTGACAGTGAAGAAGATAGGGCAACTGGCTCTGTTACGCTGCATGGAGATCTTTTAAAGGTTAAAGACGCGGGCACAGGGTTTATGATGATCCGGCGTGAGGTGCTAGAAGAAATGATAGATGCCTATAAAGACGAGGTATCATACATAAAAGACAATAAAGACTTAATGCCAGACGGTAGCGTACAGAACATGCCTACAGAGCAATACGCCTTATTTGACACTATTATCGAGCCAGAGACAAGACGCTACCTAAGTGAGGACTACACGTTCTGCAGAAGGTGGCAAGCTCTTGGCGGTAAGATATGGTTAGACACTAAGATAGTTCTTAACCACATCGGGACACACACGTTTAGAGGACACACTTTCGTATCTAAGGTAGATCAATAATGAAAAAGAAGTTAATAGCGCTATTAGTAATCACCGCAACGGGAGTGGCGATGGGCGCTTACCTTATGAAGGTACTAGAGGCGCTTGATCTAGACAGCGTGTTTGACTTTGATTTAGAAGAAGAGATATAAAGTAGTCTCAAGCACTTGACTGTTGATCTAGCACATATTTAATGCTAGACGCAGACCACTTTCCTCCATAGGCGGTAGGAATACCTTCAACGTCAAGCATGCGAGCTATAACGCGTAAAGAAAGACCTTTTTCTCTTTCAGCAACGATACGAGCGCGTATCTCGTCGGATATCATTTGCTTGGGTCCTAGGTCTACTCCCCAGACTTTTCCATTGTCTCGTCTGTATTTATGTACATCTTTTTGTCGCTCTGCGATGATTCCACGTTCCATCTCGGCAAGGGCAGACATAACTGTAACTACAAATCTCCCTTGATAAGTAGAGGTGTCAAGGTTGAGATCTAAAAGAACAAGACGCCAGTTATTCTTATGAGCTCTATCAACAATACTAAGAAAGTCCTGAGTAGATCGAGCTAGGCGATCAATGCGAGAAACGATAAGAGCCTGCGCACTACCTTCATCAAGCCTCTGTAAGGCATCTTTTAGAACAGGACGACCCTTAATTGACTTGCCAGATCTGCCTTCCTCTAGGAGCAACTCCATGCTTGTGAAGCCTGCTAGTTCGGCAGCGTTGCGCAGAACTCGCTCTTGAGCTTGCAGGGATAAACCGTCTTGAACCTGCATCTGAGTGCTAACTCTGGCGTATAAAAGCGCATGTACATTCTCTGCAGAAATGATACTTTCTCCGTTCTAATGTACAATTTTTCCAACAGAACAACGAACAGGAAGCACTGTACATCCTTAAAGTTAAGGGTTAACAGAATTTATCATGGTTTTTAACTTCTTAGTAAGACTTCTTAGTAACTTCATGAGTAACAAGATACGATTACCTATGATTCTTTTAGGTATCGCCACATCGCAGGGGAACGGCTTACGACGAATAACTCCAACAGTTGAGTATCTTGTAATTGCAGGTGGCGGTGCGGGTGGAGGTAATACTACTAATTCTGGCGGCGGAGGCGCAGGATCAGTTGGCGCTACAGTTACAGCAAGTGCAGCTGGCGGAAACGGCGGAGCAGGTTTAACTTCATCAATTTCTGCCTCATCTGTAAGTTATGCTGGTGGCGGCGGTGGTGGAGTAAATATTAGCACAACACTTTCAGGCGGAACGGCAACTTCTGGTGGTGGTGCAGGAGCAAGCAACACCGCAGCGTCAGCCGCAGGAACTGCCTTTTTAGGTGGAGGAGGCGGAGGTGGCTTTCGTTCTTCTACTACTAATCGAGTCGGCGCAAACGGTGGTTCAGGTACTGTAATTATTAGATACGCGAATACTTTTCCAGACGCAGCTTCTACAACCGGTGCGCCTACGTTTTCAAACACTGGTGGCTACAAGATCTACACATGGGCAGGCAACGGAACTATCACGTTCTAACGTAAAACTATCACCGCAAGTTGTATACCTTAGGAGAGAAGGAAACATGCTAGAGGACGATGAAGACTGGGACGATGACGCTCTTGAGAAGTATCTCAAGGATGAGAATCTTGCACTTGTTCCTTTAGACTTTATGCGCGAGCTTATGGTTCTTATGGAAGCGCACATCATGCGCGTTACCGATGTAGATCAAGATCAGCTTGCAGAAATCATCGAGCGTCTTGAAGATCTTCTAGGTGAAGACGGCATGATGGATCTGTCTATGGACGGCATAGTTGACTGGGTGAATACACTTAAAAACGCGTAGGCGTATGATATAGTCTTTACATGACACAAGACTTGCCTAACTGGTTTATTAGGGTGGGCGCTGATGAGATCTTTAGACGCCACCTAGTACGATTTAAGAACACACGTATGCGCTGTCTCCAGGTTGGCGCCTACACCGGAGACGCGACGAGCTGGCTTGTCGAGCATATACTACTTCACGAGGATTCGTATCTAGTAGACGTTGATACTTGGGCCGGGTCTACTGAAGAAGAGCATAGAAAGATAGACTGGTCTCAGGCGGAAAAGAAATACAACAGCGTAACTAAGTCCTGGCGAGAGAGTAAAAAAGTAATCAAGGTAAAGTCTACTAGTGATGAGTTCTTTGCTAAAAATAAAGATACCTTTGATTTCATATACGTTGACGGAGACCACACCGCGTATGGAGTAATGAAGGACGCAGTCAACGCGTACCAGTGTTTATCTGTTGGAGGCGTGCTTGCGTTTGACGATTATATGTGGCAAAGCGGAAAAAGCGTATACAATGAGCCAAAGGTAGCTATAGACGCATTCCTTGCTGTCTATGGGGATAGGGTTAAGCTAATGCAGAAGTCATATCAAGTTTGGTGTGTGAAAACAGCATGAGTAAAGAAATAGAGATTCGCCCGTGGGGATTCTACGTAATCTTGCATACCGAGCAAAAAGTCCAAGTTAAACGAATACATGTCCAAAATGGAAATCGCCTTAGCAAACAATCTCACAAACACCGCGCGGAGCATTGGTACATCACTGAAGGCTACGCGGAGGTTGAGCTATTTGACCAGATACTTCATCTTGGTCCAGGAGACTACGTGTCGATTGGAGTTGGAGAAGTTCACCGCGTAAGGGCAGAAGGCGAGATGGACCTAGTCTTTATAGAAATTCAGACAGGTGACTACCTTGGAGAAGATGACATCATTCGATATGAAGATGATTACTTTAGAACTTAAGAAGTAGAACTCTTTTTTCTACGATTTCTTGCAGCTTTAGATATATTTGCTCTATGTTCGTCTGAAAACGGTTTTCTTGATTTTCCAGTATTAGCAGCTGCTATCTTATTCTTCCACTCTTGAGTGTTTGGTCCAGCATGTTGGCGGATACAAGATTTATAAGTTTACAGGTACAGGAAGCATCACTTTCTAAGAACAGGATACAATTAACTCATGGCACACTTCGCAAAACTAGATGAAAGCAACGTTGTACTAGAGGTCAACGTTGTTAATAATGATGTACTTGACCCTGCTGCCGAAGAAACCTCAGGCATTGCGTTTCTAACTGACTGGTCAGGCGGATACACAAACTGGAAGCAAACTTCCTACAACTCTACTTTTCGTAAGCACTTTGCCGGAATCGGCTTTAAGTACAACACGACACTAGACGCCTTCGTGCCTCCTAACCCATTTCCTTCATGGACATTAGACGAGACAACCTGTCTTTGGGAAGCGCCCGTTCCTTATCCAACAGATGACAAGCCTTACACGTGGGATGAAGCCAATCAAGTCTGGGTTGAGATAGTTCTTACAGAAAGCTAATTACTTTTCTATAAAATAAAAGACCGCGCCCGGTTGGACGCGGTCTTTATTTTTGTATCTTTACGGTAGGCGATTACCTGCTATAACAGTTTCTTTTCCTGTAGCAAGATCACGTAGTACTATGCTTATTGTGTACTCTTCATTAGGCGCTAGCCAGTCAACGGTAACTACCTTACCGACTCCGTCTAGTCCTATAGCGGACGTTGACCCATTCTTATCAACAACCATAAGGGTTGCCCATGTTGCGTTAGGGTCAAAGTTTGCAATGTTTGGTACCTGAACATTAGCAGAGCGATGACCGTTAGTGCTCTCTGCTTGTGCTACAACAACCGGCGCGATTACCGTTGCCTTATCAACAACTGCGTCTCGTGCAGGCTCCGGAGTGACGATAGTGGCTGCCTGTGTAGTAACGATCGGCGCAACTATAGTCGTATTGGTATTAGTAATAGTGTCATGAACAACTACCTTTACAGTTATGTTTTCCCCTTGAGGTAGATTAGAAATTACTACAGGGGTAACTGTAGGTGTAGGTGTAGGTGTAGGTGTAGGTTCAGGAGCTACAACGACAGGCAACGGCACCGGTGCTGGTGTTGGTTCAGAAGTTACAACAATTGGAGTAGGAGTAGGAGTAGGAGTAGGAGTAGGAGTAGGAGTAGGAGTAGGAGTAGGAGTAGGAGTAGGAGTAGGAGTGGGAACAACAGGAACCGGAATTGGCGTAGGTGCAACTACAGGAAGACCTACTGATGTAGTAGAGCGTCCATCAGTTACAACTACAACAGTAACCGTAGATGTGACAGGCACGTCAACTACAGGAACTGCAACCGTAATGGTGACAGAGTTATCTGCCGCGACAACCTGTGATGTTACGACAGGTGTGTTGTCAAAAGGTACGGGATCTCCTAGTGGCTCGGTGTATGTTGTTGTATCAAACAAGTCTCGCAGTTGAAGCACAGAGCCTTGAGTTATCACCGCAAGTCGTACTACGCCTTCGGAGTCTAGATATTTTACTCCGCCTAGAGTAGGTAGCTTTACAATTAAGCCAGACTTGTCAATGTCATCGTTTGGAGAGTAACCATCCCAGGTAACGATCTTGTCAACGATACCGTCAACTACGACAGCGTAGTTTGCAGGCTCTTGTGGAGCAGATGCGACTCCTGAGATTTGAGGAGTGTTGAGAACCTCTCCGATTGAAACGGTAAAGCCTTCATCAAAGTGAATAGTGGACTGTTCGTTGTCTACGCGGTATTGTGCGAAGATGTCGAATTCAAATCCGGAGTCGTAAGTCCAGTCTGCCTGTGAAGCTTGTGGAGAAACGATAGCAAAAGACAGTGCTAGTGCTAGCACCTTTAGTAGTTTAGACATGTATCTGTATTCCTTTCGTCTTGCGTCATTTGGATCTAATAGATATAATAACAGGAAAAATGTGAAACTATCACCGCAGGTGATTTGATATACCATTAACCATGGAATCATCAAGGGAAGATATCGCTAAAGAGGTAGAGGCGGTGCTTAGGCCTATGATAGAGAAACCTGGGTTTATGAACGCGCTGGGAACACTAACCATCACTCTAGAGGTTATTCGAGGAGAACGTAAGAATTGATTGAAGTAACAACTGCAACCTTTGACTCCGTTGTGTTAGAAAATGATCTGCCGGTGCTTGTAGACTTCTGGGCAGAGTGGTGTGGACCATGCCGCATGGTGGCGCCCGTGTTAGAGGAGATCTCAAAAGAGTACGAGTCTGTTTTTATCACCGCAAAGTTGAATAGCGACGAGAACTCTAAGATAACACTAGGGTATTCTATTTCTTCAATTCCGACATTGATACTATTTAGTAAAGGAAAAGAAATAGCAAGAATGACAGGGGCTAAACCTAAGCCTGCCATCCTTGCTTGGTTAAAAGAGTATATAGACCTTTAAGGTTGTTCTACTAAAGCTCCAGGTGGCGGAGTAACTCCCGGCATGTAGTTTGTTACTACAGACTTGTGTAGCATTCTGAATTCTTCTTCTCGCTCAAAAATCATATATCGGTAGTCTTGAATATCCATAAACTCGTGGATTTTGTTGAGCACGTCTAAGAATGGCAGAGTCGAGCAAGTGTAGAGGTCAAACTGTAGGAGCGCAGGTTCTTGTTCATCCCAGACGTGAAAAGCAATGTGGGAGGTCTCGATCATTACCGACGCGGTTAATCCGCGGTTTCCTTCTGCTTCTATGTACGAGGCAAAAGGACCTTGAACGATCTTCATGTCAATTGCGTCAACTAGTTCAGTTAGCCAGGTAATCGCAGCGGCGGTATCCGCGGGAGGCTGGTTGACCTTGGCATTAAGTAATAAATGATTATGCAGAGCCACGGGCTCTCCTTTCGGTAATAGGTAGACACTATATACTATATTAAGTATAATTGTGTCTATGAGTGACGTAATTATTGAATTAGATACTGAAGCAGATCTGCGGACAAGCGACGGGGATCATGACAAGTTTTCGCACTATGTTCACCGCGACCAGATGATGGAAGCCTTCGTAGAAGGCAAGCCTGCCGTAGCTCTATGTGGGAAACTGTGGGTGCCAACAAGGGACGGGAAGAAGTTTCCTGTCTGTAAGACGTGTAAAGAAATCTTTGAAACACTAGAAAAGTAACACGTTGGCTCCAAAAATCAGTATAATTTGACTTCTACTTTTAAGTAAAATAAACATATATTTTGGGGGTTGTGGTGAGTTTTTTCTCTTTCAGACTAAGTGATGATTTCGTACAAGGATACCGTGGAAAGAAAGCTCCATTTGGTTATACAGATGCAGCAGGAAACTCTGTTGGAGAGATCACGTTTCTTCGTACATACTCACGTCTTAAAGAAGACGGCACTAAGGAAACTTGGGCTGACGTTTGTGAGCGTGTCATCAATGGCATGTACTCAATTCAAAAAGATCACTGCAAGTCACAACGTCTGCCATGGAATGACGCTAAGGCGCAGGCTTCTGCGAAGGACGGATTTGATCGTCTATTTAATCTAAAGTGGACTCCACCAGGTCGCGGACTTTGGGTAATGGGAACTCCGCTTGTTAACGTACAAAAGAACTCTGCTGCACTGCAAAACTGCGCGTTTGTTTCAACTATGGAAATGACAAAGCAAAATCCAGCAAAACCATTTGCGTTTCTTATGGAAGCATCCATGCTTGGCGTTGGCGTAGGTTTTGACGATAAAGGTGCAGACAAAGATTTTACAATTTATTCACCGCAAGGGGAAGAAACACATGTCGTCCCAGACACAAGAGAAGGCTGGGTTGAATCACTCTCGCTCATCCTCAATGCTTACCTACGAGCAGATCAGAAGACTCCAGTCTTTGACTACAGCCAAGTCCGCCCGGCAGGCGTACCAATTAAAACGTTTGGTGGTACAGCCGCAGGACACGAACCATTAGAACGTTTGCACAACTACATCACTAAACTGTTCAAGGACAGAGCGGGTGAAAAACTTACACGTGTCGACATCGCGGATATTGGAAACCTTATCGGGGTTTGTGTTGTGTCTGGCAATGTTCGTAGATCAGCCGAGCTGCTTATAGGTCGTCTCGATGACGATACTTTCTTAAACCTTAAGAACGCAGAGCAATTCCCAGAGCGTAACTCTTATGACCCGACTGCTCCTGGTTGGGGCTGGATGTCTAACAACTCTGTCGAGACAAGCGTAGGCCAAAACCTAGATAAGATAGTTCCAGGTATCGCCCGTAACGGCGAGCCTGGTGTTATCTGGATGGACGTATCTAAGAAGTACGGTCGTCTTGCAGATCCAGTAAACAATAAAGATCACCGAATTGCTGGTTACAATCCTTGCGCAGAGCAGTCACTAGAATCATACGAGTGCTGCACACTTGTTGAAACGTATCTAGGGCGTCACGATTCACTAGAAGATTACAAGCGCACACTAAAGTTTGCTTACCTCTATGCTAAGACAGTGACACTACTTCCTACCCACTGGGAAGAAACCAACGCGATCATGCAACGTAACCGTCGCATTGGCACGTCAATGTCCGGTGTTGCTAACTTTGCTGACCGCGTTGGCTTGCCTATATTACGCGATTGGATGGACGAAGGTTATAAAACTGTCAAGGCTTATGACAATACGTATTCAGAGTGGCTAGGTATCCGCGAGTCAATTAAGATGACTACAGTTAAGCCTTCAGGTACAGTATCAATCTTAGCTGGAGAGTCACCTGGAGTTCACTGGACACCAGGCGGAGAATACTTTAACCGCGCAATTCGTTTTTCAAATGAAGACCCAATGCTGCCTCTTTTCAAGATGGCAAACTACAGAGTTGAGCCTGCGTCAGAGTCGCCAGACTCTACAAGCGTCGTGTTCTTTCCTATTAAATCAAACGCTCGAAGAGCTGAGAAGGAAGTATCTATCTTTGAAAAGACAGCTATCGCCGCAACCGCGCAACGTTACTGGTCAGATAACTCCGTATCGGTAACTGTATCGTTTGATCCTGAAAAGGAAGCTGAGCACGTTGGCACCGTGTTGCACATGTATGACGGTCAATTAAAGACAGTATCATTCTTGCCTATGGGTAACTTTACCTACCCACAGATGCCTTACACTCAGATAACTAAGGAAGAATACGAAGCTGATACGATGAAGCTGTTTCCGATTGACTTTACAGGAGTCTACGCGGGAATGGCTTCGGACGCAATCGGAGATGCTTACTGCACAACCGATGCGTGCGAGGTTAAACTAATCGTAGAGAACTTGAAAGGTTAAAACAAATGGGTATTAAAGATAGACTAATGTTATTCATAACTCTAGGTATATTAGGGTTTATCGGTCTTGTAGTTGTAGGCGAGTATACCGCTATGATCTCTGCTCAGAAGATTACAGGTGAAGCGGTAGGAACAAACCCTGACGCAATCAATCTTGTGCAGAACGCTCTTGTAGGGCTTATTGGAATTATCGGTGGTTACTTTGCTGGTAAAGGCACTAAGGACAGCGATAACTAGTAGTGGCAACGTACGAATACATATGCGCTAAGGGTCATGAGAACCTCATAGAGCGACCAATGACTGAGCCAGAGGGTAATCCGACGTGTACAGCGCCAGAATGCTCAGAGAACCTTAAAAGAGTATACAGCCTTCCTGCAATAAGCTTCAAAGGAAACGGGTTCTATTCAACAGGGGGTTAAGGCGTTTTTTGACCCTTACCTTATACAATTGTCAAATGACAAAGCAAAACCCGCAACTAGCCAACCTGCGTCCAGTCTACGACGAGTGGGCGTGGCAAGAAGATGGCAAATGTAAAGAAGCAGATACAGAGATATTCTTTCTTGACGCAGGTGAACGCGGAAAAGAGAAAAACCAGAAACAAAGAGAAGCACAGAAGATATGCCGCGGTTGCCCCGTGATAGAACAGTGCCTATCTCATGCTTTAAAAGTCCCGGAGTTTTATGGAGTATGGGGTGGAATGACTCCAGAGCAACGTCTTAAGATATTAGAAAAAAGACTTTCTTAATGGGTTATCGTGTTGTCATACTTGCTGCAGGTGACGGGACACGCTGGAAAAATTATCGCGAGACTCCAAAACACCTTGTTGAAATTGAAGGACAAAGACTGCTTGATAGAACCATATCTCAGTATAAGAAGTACACAGATGACATAGTTGTAGTAGGAAGTGACGAGCGCTATCGCATAGATGGGACGCAGCTGTTTGTGCCTGATAGACCGATGAAGTTTGTACATCCAAACTACGTTCCACGTGAGTGGCGTGAGATGGATAAGTTTTTATCGTCAGTGCACTTGTGGGATACCTCTAAAAGAACTATACTTGTCTATGGAGACGTTTATTTTACCGACGAGGCCGTTCATACAATAATGACACATGAAGGCTCCTGGAGGTGCTTTTGCAGAACTAAAGAGTCGCAGATTACGGGAAAGATGTATAAGGAGATCTTTGCGTATTCTTTAGATCCAAAGCATCACAACAGGTTTAAGCGAGCGCTGGAGGTCCTTGTGCCGACAACCATGGCTGCAGGCGGATGGTCGCTTTACCGCTACCTAACAAGTGGAAACGCAAACGTAAATAAAAACTACGAGCAGACGTTTAGCAATGGTAACTACGTTGAGATAGACGACTGGACAGAAGATTTTGATTTTCCAAACGACTTAATCGAGTGGGAAAAAAGAAGAAACGTGAACTAATTATTTATAGTTTACAAGTAAAAAAGTTTTGTATAGGGTCCCTCCATGGCATTGGACATATTCTTAGATCCGAATTACCCTAACTTCAAAGAGCACGGTGATCCTGTCTGTTCTACTACAGACCCGGAGATCTTTTTTCCAGACAAAGGAAATAAAGATACTTCGCACTACGCAACGAGCGCAGCAAGACGAATGTGCGCCGGTTGCCCTTATAAAACACCGTGTCTTACGTGGGCAGTTGAACACGGCGAGATAGGAATCTGGGGTGGCACGACCGCAAAGGAGCGCCGCGCATACAGGAGACGTTTAAAGTCAAAATCCGCATAGTGCGTTAGAATTAACTATCACCTTGGGAGAGGGGTACCACCTACTACTCTCTTGGGAGACTTACACATGGCAAAAAACAAGGAAGCGCAAGACGCACCTGTAACTGTAGGCGCGGGCGCAGTTACAGCAATTGGAAACATCTTTGCTCGTATCGTAGCTGTATTCGCCGCATCAGGCTTGTCAGTAATTGGAGCTGGCGCGGTTGTTGGCATCAGTACTGCTAAGGCAGTAATCCTTGCCGGAACACTTGGCGTTGCAACAGTTGTTGAAAGACTTGCACGTGGTTTTTTAGACGATGGAAAGTTAACCGCCGCAGAAATAAACGCTGCATTTACTTCAGTGGACAAGCGAGCTGAGAACACTAAGTAACTGTAATGCCGGCGTATGGCTTTATGAGTGACGCTGAGCGCATGGCCATGTGGACATGCGCAATATGCGACAAGGTTCACGCTGTGCCTGGTCTTGCGCGCGATTGTGAAGAAAAGCATATGAAGACAGGCAAATAAGCTTCCTACATCATTAAGTGTAATAAGTGATAAAATAGCAACAGTAACTGTTATGGTGTGTAAGGAGGTGTTTTGTGGCTGCACGCGCGAAAGCGGTAGACGCCTCTGGAGGGCTAAAGCCTGGAGTTGCGACTATTACCTCTGTTTCTCGGGGAAACGGCGTTGCTCTTGTTTACTTTAATGAGCCAGCCTACAAAGGAAAAGGCACTGCAACTTACACTGCAACATCATCAACTGGTTTAAC